TATTTGTAAAACACCTTCTTCGATGCTTTTTTGTAGGGCAATTGATGAACTTTCAGTTTCTGTAACGCCACCCTCAACCTCCACCAATTGAGTCCCTTCCTCAATAAATCTAAATATATCTTGCGATAAGCTGACTGAAAGTATCGTTTTTGTAACAAGCACCTCAACCAATATTTCTCCTGTGGAGACTGAAACAAGTCTTAGACTTATGGTCATCAGGTTTTCTACATATTGCTTAGAAGAACCTATACCAAGCCATCTAGCTCCACTTCCACCACTTTTCGTACTTGTATCATAACTCAATACACCACCTTGAATCAAAAGTCCAGCGAATAACAATGGTTTTACTTCTGTTTCTTCTTCAAAAGACTCGCGTGTACTTCTTATTATTTGTCGTTCTTTTGTAAGTGAATCAAGTCCAACGCGCTCAGTTACTCTAAAAAATTCTCCATTAGCTGCGTGTTTGAGTGCGCGAATTAAATATGCTTCTGGAGCTTGAGTTATAGCGGTACTGAATAAAGCAAATTGACCATTACTTTTGCGTTGGCCTGTGTGATCCATAAAACTATTGGGGTAGATTGCGATTACAGGTTTTCTTTTTGCACCAGGTATTTTTTTAAGTTCTTCAGATTGTAAATCAAGTATTGATGACTTCTTAATTACAATATTTGGTATTCCACCACTCTCTAAAAGATTCTTAGATGCGCAACTAGAAAGTAAAATCACCAATAGGAACAGTAATAGTAGTCGTCCCACCTGATTCATCAGTAATAGTAAGTGTGATAGTTTCATTTTCAATTACTTCGTACTCAATTTTGTTACCTTCTAATGTTAATGACCCTGATTCTTTTTTATCCTCACCAAACAAACCTTCTACCATTTGTCTTGATAATTGCGCATATATGCGTGATTCCAAGTTACGTATGAACCTGGCTAACGTAGTGTTAGAAGCATCTCTAGCTAATTCATCTTTATACGCTTCTATTTCGTCTTTGACTGCTTGTCGTCTACTAGCTTCTTGCGAGTCAATTGTTAAGTAATGTGAAGAAGTGTTAAGACCTGAAAAGCTCGGACTCTTGAATTTGAAAGATAAAGTATCTGCGTGTATTTCTAAATTCAGTATTAACAACAAAATTGCTACATACCAATATAATATCAATGTAAATGTTGTACTACTTTTCATTCTCATCCTTCAGTTTATTTTCTTCCTTTAGTTCTAAAACTGTATTCACCTTTTGTTGCAATCTTATCATATCTTGATCTAACAAGCGTAATTGATCGGTAAGTCTAATAATGGTGACTTTCATTTCTTGAACAGCAGGATCAATTTTATTGGTGATTGTTTGCCATACAAAGTAAACAAAATAACCAAGACCAGCTACCATGACTATGGGGAATCCAAAATCTGAAACAATTTTGACGATATCCATTACTCAAACTTCTTTTGTATGTATTTTATACCTGCGTATATAGATAAGCCGTAGATTGCAAATAAGGTAAGACTGCCGAAAACGATCAGGTAATCTGATGGGTACAGGTATATAAGACCGAATAAACCGTCTACAACTGCTTCTGCGTCGCCTATCGGTGGTAGGTTAATCTCTTCTTGCATCTATCTTTCCGTCCTCGACAAAGTTTTCTGCTCTAGCTATTCTATCAAGATCGGGAGATAAATTTAAAGCAGCAGATACGCAAGTGTCTATTCGTATCATATCGTTGTTCATTGTTGCTGCTCTGGTGATAAGCATTTTAGATATGGCTTGAACTGTATTGATTTCGTTTACTAAGCCATCCATAAGCTGTTTCATTACTAGAAAAATGAAATAAGCCATTATAAGCCCACTTGCGATTGGGAGACCTAATTCAGCGATTAGGTCAAATGCTTCCATCACTCCTCGCCTTTGAAAGTCTTACTTTGTCCAGATGTACCTGCGTATATGCCAAAAACTGCTGCCATCGCTCCTGTTACTACAGATACTAAGCCAGCTTGTTCAAGATTAGGCTCTGGAATTGTCATAAACCAAGTGATAACTTTGTATAGTAAAACTATATAAACACCTACGAATACTCTTGGGAATATTCTCCAAGCGTCAACAGTTCTAGCCAAGTGAATCCACTTTTGAAAAGGATTGATGCCAATATTGTTTGGCGTGACTTCTAGTTCTACTTCAACCTTTTTCTTAATAACAGATTCTTCTTTATCTATTACGGTGTTGGCTTCTTTTAAGTCTTTTTCCATCATTTTTTTCTGCGTTTTACTGTTTTCTTTTTCTTTGATGTGTATCTAGTTTTTTGATCTTTATTTATTTTCTTTAATTTTTTGGCTTGGGCAGCGTGTAATTTACTGGCTTTTTCCAATCCTTTTATTATCTCGTTAAGATCCTTTGTGTAATGGGGCATGTCTTTTTTCCTTAATCTTCATATAGATTATCAAATGTAATGCTAGGGTCAAGATAACTTTGATGGCCTTCTGCTGAGTGTGTGTATTGTGAAGGTCTGAAATCTGGTGCGCCTTCACCTGTAACCCATAAAGCAGGACTAGTTGCTCTTACTCTATTATTAGGTAAAGCTACAAAGTTTCCTTTCCATTGACAATCTTCTGTTATATATAATACATGTGATTGTTTGTGTTGCGCAGGATCATCAGCAATATCTGAATCTGTATAATCAACAGTAAACATATACCTACCTGTATAGAAGTCACCATTTATTTTGCAAAGCCAGGGACTAGAACTTACTCGATCCATTACAACAACAGAATGATTTCTAGATTCGCAATCCCAAGGTTGAGCCAAATGATCTTCCATTGGTACAGGAAAATCTTCTGTTGGTATATCTGCTACTAATGCTTGTATAGGCATCCTCGCCCACATAGCACCACCATGTATATTTCCTTCATCGTTATCTTCGCACTCTGATTCACAACCAGTAAAAACTACCTGAAAACTAAGCGATCTATCAGGTATTGTATTTACTGCTATTGCAAGAGCGTGTATGTACTCATTGTGATATTTTTCGTGATTATGAGTGAACTCACGTCGCACCCAACATTTAAAATGTGGGATGTTACTTATTAGGTAAGACAAAACTACCTCACTTTTTTAGTTACCTTTCTCATCATGCCACCTTTTGACATCTTACGAGCCGACCCACTTTTCGACATTTTACGCGCTGCACCACCTTTTGACATTCTGAGTGTTGCGCCACCTTTTGACATTTTTCTTGTAGCCGCACCTTTAGACATTTTTCTTGCAGCACCGCCTTTTGACATTTTTTTAGCTGATCCATACTTAGATTTTTTAGCTGCGCCACCGCCCATCATCTTCTTTCTTGCACTACCACCTTTTGAGTTTTGCTGACTCATTCCATATTTTGCGCGTTTTCTTTGCATTTTAGCCTCTCTTAGTTTTCTTCTTTTTCTTCTTCAATGTGTATGCTTCGTTTTCTGGCGTATTAGGATCATCAGCAACAAATCTTCCTTTTGATGTTCTTGCTCTAACCTTTTCGTAATCGCCATTGTTATGTGTCTTACTTGCAGTCTCTTTTTTTGAAAAAAAGTTTTTTATAACTGTCCACCATTTCATGTTAAATACCTCTTAGTTTAAAAATTTTGACAAAACTACAGAACCTAATATAAACGGATAAACGGCCCATATCATATTTTCTAGTTTCTTAAATTTAGCAGAACCTTCATCTAGTCTTTTTTCGATGTATTGGTATCTGATTGCACATTCTCTTTCATGTGCTTCTATTTTGGAAAACGCTTCTGGAGATTTACTCATTAACTAAAACTTCTTCAGCTTTTTCTTTTGTTGATTCTATTAAAGAATTTTGAAAAACCTGTAAACTTGCATTAATTTGATCTAACTCAAACTGTAATCTGGCTTTTTTATTTCCTAAATCTTGAATTTGACGAGTAAAATACTTTTGCTCATCTGTCATATCAGATTCTTTTAGTTCTTTTTCGTTTATAAAAACTACATTTTCTTTTGCATTTGTCATTTAATTATTTTCCTAAGAACCTATTGTTTTCTGTACTGATGTCGGTGTTATTTTTTCAGTTATTTGCATAGCTAAAGATGTTTTTAATTCTGTAACTGTATCAGCACCTAAAGCCGTTTCTACCCAACCTTGTACGTCAGCTTTTGCAACGCTTGCAAAGGCTTTAAAACTTGATAGATCAGAAGTATCTAATGGTTGTCTTTCAGCAACAAAAGCAGTTTGTGGATTACCACTAGCATCGTTATTAACATCATCAGTTGCAGTTAGTTTCCAATGTACTTGATGAATAACATCTGTTTTACTATCTTTTGTTGGGTAAGTATCTACTGTCGAAACATCCCAAGTATAATTTATTGCCATTTTCTATGCGTCCTCTAATGTTTTTACTTTTGTTTCTAATGTTTCAATTCTAGTCATAGCTTCTTGTAAGGCTTTAATAGCTTTCATATAAAGTACAGAGTATTTAACCTCTTTAACTTTTTGATCTTTTAAATCTGAGTTATATGCTATTTGATATTCGTCAGCATCGCTTTCTTGAACAAGCCCATTCATTCCAGATGCTTCTAGCTCTTGTGATATGACACCTAATCTAAAACCATTATCAGGTTCCATACCATATTTAAACTTACGAACCTTAACTGCTTTTATATCAGCCCATTGTGATGAGGCATCTACTATATCTGTTTTAAGACGTTGATCTGAAATAGCACCATAAGAGTTATTTGTGTTTGTTACATTTCCAGTATCAGCAACAATAAGCCTGTTAGAATGTCCTCGCATTTGGCATTTAATCATAAAGTAGGTAGCATCAAATGTGGTTTGTGTGCAAGCTACATCTAAAACTGTTGAGCTATATCCAGAAGATTTATTTACATCTGCTAAAATAGAAACTTGATTTTCAGTTGTTGACGAGCCAAATCTTGCACTTAGGTCATTACTAGTACCCACAGTTACCTGTCCATCTGATTTTATGCGCATCCTTTCGCCACCAGCAGCAAACTTTATTGTGTCAACGTCAAAATCTATAAAAGTATCTGCATCGTTTAAGTGTCCTATTCTGTCATGCACATATACTTGGCTTGCATACAAAACATTGGACATCATGGAGACGTTTCCACTTAATGTTGCTCCTGATGCAAAAGTGACAGACTTATTATTACTAATAGTCATAGCTGTAGCTGGCGCACCGTTATCTGATACTTGGAAAAGCATTTCCCCTTTACGAGCTGCACCATCACCAGAGCCTTGTTGCATTTTTATATTAGCTACTGATTGGTCTGTTGATCCACCATCTGTGTTAAATGTAATGTTTGCACTTCCTTCTGAGCTTCCTGAGTCTGCAAATAAAGTTTGTGTTAGTGTCGCGCCAGCATTAGTAAATGTAGCATCACCACCTGCTGACATATCAAGAGATAAAGCTGTAATTGTAGAGCCACCATCATTACCTTGTATCTTTATATCACCATCAGATATTGGGTTTTTTATTCTTGCGTTGTCGTTATCTTTATCAATTTCTAGGAATGTAGTACCGCCATCTTTGTAAATTACATCTGCACCATCAGCATCAAGAATAATGTCACCAGCTACATCTATGGTTAAATCACCGCTAGATAAATCTATTTCAGTCCCATCTATTGTAATGTTATCTACAACAACACCAGCGTTAGCAGTTACAACTCCACCAACTGCTAATGTAGAAGCCATATCTACCGCACCATCAATATCTACGACATCAAGGTTGGCTGTGCCATTTACATCTATTGCGCCTTCTAGGTCTATATCACCATTAACTATAAGATCATCTGTAACTGTTAAATCATCTTCTACTTTTAAATCTACTACATTTAAACTGGCAAAAGCATCAACAACCGCAGCTCCTGAACCAGCACCATCTAGGTATACTGCTTTAGTATCACCAGCAGGTATTGTTATGTTTGCGCCACTACCTTGTGAAATAATAATGTTTTGCGAACCACTTGTGCCATTCTCGATAAAGTGTAATCTACTTATTGTGTTTGGTGCAATCGTAATAGTACAAGCTGAATCGAGTGTTCCTGTATATTTGATATAGATTGATCTAGCTGGATCTGTTGCGCCATCAGCTACAGTTGAAGTGTGCGTGTCTGCATTTGTTGTTATTGCTTCTGTGCCAAAACTTAAACCTTCTGCAATAAGCTCTAAGTTTGTATTTGTTGTTGTACCCCACGTTCCTGACGCATCTCCTGTTGCCATTTCGTTGAGTCTTAAATCATTTACATATGTACTTGCCATTTTATTTTATCCTCGTTTTGGATATATTACCTTTTTATAACATATTTAAGCAACTTCTTCCCAATCAGCTTCTTGTGTTTCTGTTATATCTGTCCATCCAGGCGTTTGTGAACTGCTAATAGAATCCCATCCTGGTGTTTGTGATTCATCTATCATACCCCAAACAGCAATAAATCCAACCTCACCAGTCGCTTCGGATAAAGAAACGCTCACATTCGCTTGTGAATTTGTAGTAACAGAACCTATTTGTCCGTCTGAAGATACTCCGTTTATGGTAAATATTTCATTATGATTTACTGTAACAGAGCCAATTGCACTCGTAGCTGCAACACCACTTACAGCTACATTTGCTTCTCCATCTACATCAACACTTACTGATCCTAATGTTCCTACTGCACTTGGTAAAACAGCAACCGCTTGGCCATTCACCCCCACTCCAGATATAGCACCTGTTGCAGATTGTCCTGTAGGTATTACATTAGCTTCACAATCAAAGGTAAGTGTACCTACTGCTCCAGTACCTGCTTGTCCAGTAGGAACTACATTAGCTTTAGCAACTATACTTACAGATCCTACAGCAGAAGTAGCAACTAAAGTAGATGGTGTTACGTTAGCTTCAGCATCAACGCTGACAGAACCTAACGCAGAAGTAGCGGCTACACCAGATATGGTGAAGCTTATAGGTACAGAGGCGGGTTGACCCCAAGGGCCTGCTCCCCAAGTGGAACGACCCCATCCGACAGACATTTATTAAGCTATTCGTATAATAGCTGTTGATGCTGCAGCGGCTGGGAATACTATTGTAAAGTCTCCTGCTGTAGATGTTTTATCACCGCCAAAATCAATAGTAGCAACTGATTTATCAGAATTTGTATCATTATAAATCAAACATCCTCTAGCTGTTACTGTCGCTGTACCAAATGTTAAATCAGCGAAATCTGTAAATCCTGTTGTACCGCCAGATGTAGGAGCAACTTTTGTTAATGCTGCGCCTCCTGCTGTGTAGTTAGTACCACTTACTTCTTGAGAAGTCGAGTAGGCAGTCGTAGTTGCGCCCATCGTAGCAGAACTGGTAAACAACGCTAGTTTAAAAGCATTTCCGTTTGTTGCAAAGTTGTGAGTCGCAGTAAGAAGCTCTTTCTTAAAGCTGGTCGTTAGTGTGCTAGTTATAGCCATATCTATATCCTCTTGATTATTTCAGCTACTTTCTCCTCTCCTGCCGTCATTAGCTCTTGTATCAAAGTAGCTTTATATGATTTTATAGCATTTTTTATATAAATTAAACAAAGTTGTCTAATTACCTCTTGATAGGCTTCTGCTTGTTGTCTTATATAAGGTTCTTGATCTTCGGATATATGTACTAATTTTTCTGTAATTCTTTCTGCCCAAAATTCAGGTGGATGTCCTCCATAGTTGCTTGTTTTAGCTTCTATAATCCCTAAAGCAGGCATACCTGCTGGTGTAATTTCATCTACCATTTTTTAGGATCTCCTGCGGTTGATTGCTTCAAATGACTGTCATATCTATCCATGTACATGACTTTTTTTTCTTGTTCTTTTTTATTAATTTGACTTTGACTGAATACACATAACTCACCTTCTTTGTCATGCACAATAATTTTTGGATCGTCCAAACGATGATATCCGTAAAGTTTTTCTTCAACTGGTATGGATGTATCTAATAATGTTGAAGTATTTGCAACTTCTACGCGCACACCTTGCGCTTGGCATTTAGCTAACCAATACTCTACACATCCTCTACCTGCCTCTGCAAAATACAAATTACCTTTGTATGTAAAATCTACACCAAATAATTTGATACAACCTACTTTATTCCATAATGCAAAAGCTATTGCATAAGCTACTGTATTGTTTAAGTAATAACAGTTTAAATCTCTTACAACTTGCTCAACTGGATATAAAACTAAACCTTTAGCTCTATCGTCTAGCTCGCAAGTATATATTGGCCCTTCATGGTTTTTTAATATTTTTATCATAGAATCAGTCTGACCGCCTGCATCGTCACTATCAAAAAAACGACTTGCAGGGTCTAACATAAATATTCTGTCGTGGAATATGACATCAGCAACGGCATTTATTGCCCATACTTCGTCAAAGTGTACTCCGTGGGATTTTGCAAGATTATAGTCAAACCAACTTTTGCCCATGCCGACAATAGCTACAGTCTTGCCTTCAAGTTTCTTGATAGGCTTCATACTTTCTCCTTTTATTTTTAACTTACTTGTGAGCGTAACGAGTCATAACGATATTCATCGCGTCTTCCTCTGGATTCTGCTCTATTCTTTAATCTATCTATGCTTTGTAAAAATCTTTTCTCGTAAGTATCGAGTAAACCTTGTTCACCCTTCATAAAAGTATAAGCCTCAACTAATGAACCATACAACATTGCTTCTCTAGCGTTTTGCGAAAGCCAAGTGCCACTTGTATTTGACACCAAACTTGTCGGTTTGTATAAGTAATGCAACTCAACTGAATAATTTGAGTCGGGAACAGGCGCAACGACAATAGATGTACCGCTACTTGATGATGTGCTGTATTCTTTGTCAAAATCTGCGTAGTACAAAGGCAGTCCTCTTAGACTGGTGTCAGCTATATCAGGTACATATTCCTGCATAAAGCTGGAGTGCTTCTTTTCTAAAAAATGATAATCACTTGAACCATCAATTACCGCAAGTGAAAAACTTAAAATAAAATCATTAGGACAAGTCAAAAATCTGTTTCCTGTAGAAAAACTTCCTATTTGATTCTTTCTAAAAAAATCAGATTGTACTAAATTGAATATACGATCTTCTGTGTTTTTTACAAAATCTGCAATTGTATTATCAAAAGTAGTTTCACTATTATTAGTAAAATTTTTAATTAGTGTTGTTAATTCTGAGTATGTCATGTAGTAATTGTAACTGTTCCTAATGCTGATGTCATTTCAGACAAAGAAAAGTTACTTCCTAAAATTGATGGATTCATTGATAAAAAATTGTTACTTGTACTGTTAAATACATTTGCGTCGCTGACTACAATAAATCCTTCGCCAGCCTCTACATCATTATTTGGTCTAGCTTTATATAATGCTTCATTATCAGATGGTTTTGCTACAGGATCTATTTGAGGAGCTTTTGGCTCATAACATTCGTCACAAACTTTTAAGTTATTCCATTCTTCTCTTAGATCATGTAATTGATATTCAAAACCACATCTATCACATAAACCTTTTGCAAATTTACCAACTGCAAATCCCATTAGTAACTACTTCTCATAGATGGTTTTATTCTAAAAGATGCACGATCTTCGTCCTGGTCTGCTGCTCTTCTAAACTCTTCTTCATACATTTGTTTTAGCATTTGAGTTTTGTCTGGCGCACGTTTGACAGATAGGTAATACGCTAAACCTGCTGTAAAACATGGATAAAATCTGAACGGCATATCCATTGTATCTCTTGCCGTATCAGCGTCATCCATCCTTACCAGCTTATTAAATACTAAAATATCAGTAGAATTTTCTGGAGTAGGCCATACTTTTATCGCTGGTGTAGTAAGTTTGTCTAAGAAAAATTGTGTAGGTCTGCCTTTTTGACTCTTTGTAGGTATGTTTATATATTCTGATCTGCTTATTCTAGTAATATTGATATCATTATCTACGCTGTTTGTAGTTCTGCGTACGACCATATCTAATATATCAATTACGTTTGTGTTGAGATTATATGAAGCTGTGCCTTCTGTTACTGTTTGAGTGCCTTGTTCGATAGTCCATTGATTTAAACCTCTGTTAGCCCATTCAGCTAACATAATGTTTATTGATCTTTTTGCTGTTTTGAGGTCATAACCAGTCCTAAGTTCAAGCCCACATCTTTCATAGGCTTCTTCGACGAACTCAGTTACATTAGGCTCGAAATTGGTGCTTCCTGACAAAGCCATTGTTATTTACTCTTTTTCTTAGCTTTCTTCTTAGCTGCTTTCTTTTTAGGCATGTTGTAGTAAATTCTATCATCTGCCGTTTTTTCTTCAGGTCTTACTTTTGCAGCTTCTCTAGCAGCTATTTTTGATTCCATTTTGGATTTTTTCTTAGCCATTGTTTTTCCTAGGATATTGTTGTTACTTTACGTCTGTTGTTCATTACCTTACCACAGCCTTTTGCGATGAATCCACCGTTTTTCATTTTGACTCGGTTCTGTTTTCTCATTTCACCGCCCATATTCACATTTACTTTAGCAGCTTTCGTATTTGCTACGACTGTTTTACCTTTTTTACCTTCTTCTTTCTTTTTTCTTGCAGTCGTTGCCCTTTGCTTTTTTGATAAACTGTCAGCTTTACTTCTAGGTAAGCATCTATCTGGGTTTTTTTTATCTTCACTTGTTCCACACGGCCCTTTTATCGAACCATCAGTTCCAATTCTAACCCAGTTTTGTTCTCTCCATTGTTTGAGTTGACCCATTATCTGAGTCTCTCTTTCATTACTCTACCTTGTCCACGCACTTTGAAGACCAATCCACCGTTCGCTTTCTTTGTTCTTTTCTTTCCTTTAGCACCTTTCGCGTAGTTTGGATCTTTACAATATTTAGATGCTGCCATATTCGCATATGCGCTGGGATATGTATCAAAAGTTCTCTGCGCCCAAGCTTTACCTTTTGGACAAATTTTACCGCCACTTTTTGCTTTTTTAGCCATTTAACACTTCCACCTTCTTCTTGCTTGTCTAATTCTCGAATTTGGATTATTTCTAGTTTTTGCTGAACTGCGTTTTAGCTGTCCAAGTGATCTAGCGCAGTAAGATTTTCTGCGTTTTGCTGCTTTACTTCCTTTTTTAACTTTCCCTGTTACAGCAGTCTTTAGTTTAGAACCAGGGTTTTTCTTACGATAGGCTTTTACACCTTTTTTAGTCATACCAGCCCCACTTTTAGTGGGGCGGTAATTTCCACCTTTACCAACAGTTTTTCTTATTGGTTTGGTTTTTCTTTTAGTAGCCATCTATCAATAGTTTTTATTCAACACTAAAATTATTGAATAGGCATCACCATCAGAGTGTCCTACAGTCGAAAAGTCTAAATCTCCAGTCACACCAGAACCAGCATTATTTGGTATGCCACTAAACCTGTCGTCATAGTATTCATCGCCTGTACTATCAGCAGGAAGAGGTATTGCTAAAACATTTGTAGTAGCGTCAAATTCTATATCAACGCCCATACCTCTAGTCGCCCAATAAATACGTGCAATCGAAACACCAGTACAGGCTTCACCTGCGCTATTAGTGGTCAACGCAGAAACGTCAACCTTTTTAATAGATGCTTCGCCAGATCCATCTGATTCGTTGGTGAACTTCAAGATAGCAACTCTTTCACCATCTTGGATAGTTTGAGAAGTTACTGTATCTGCCATTGTATTCTCCTATCTTTCAATCATTACATTGATGTAATCGATAGTCATAGTTTTGGCTGCTGCTTCACCGTTTTGAATACCGAAAGATACAGTTAATTCTTCATCATCTGGTAAGTTAGTGTTTGCAATAGGCACAGGTTTTGCGTTGTTTACTGAGTAAAATACTTTTGATGCGTCAGTATCTATGAACCAGGCTACGGTGACAAACGTATCGTCTGCCATAGTGGCTATAGCTGCAGTAGTCGTATCTGTTCCATCTTTTTCAATATGGAAATCAAGATTAGTATCACCATCATCTTTCATAAAGTATACGCCATCACTTACAGCTAATGGTGTTGTATCAGTTATTTGTAAACCCATAACAAAGTCAGATTGAGTAGCGTCTGATACTTTGAATCTTGCAGAAAAGTATGCTCTTTTGCTTGTACTAAGTTTAAAACTTTCGCCTTTTAACTGTAGAAAGTCCAAATCATTATCACCTGCTGCATTTGTAAGAAGTAGTTGACCACCTGCGCCAGAAGTAAGTGCTTCTGTTGCTGATCCTGTACCTGCTTCTGTAGTTGTGATTGTAAAATCACCAGATGCGTAAGTCATAAAGTCATTGAAGTAACCGTAGTATGTTTGATCCGATGGATACGGTTGAAACATCGGTAGGTTTTTTTTATGTTCACTTGCGACAGTATTACCTGCCCAAAGTATTTGGTTTTGAAAATGTGGATTAGCCATTATGAACTCCTTTATTTTGTATTAATGGAAACCGAAACGGCCCTCATTAAGCTAATTAAACACAATATCATCTTACTCTGTATCAAAATAAAAATAAACCTTTATAGAAACATTAAAAAAGGGAGCATAAAGCTCCCTTAGTCAGTAGTTGAGTGATAAACCCTACTGTTGGTTCGATTAAGCTCCTTGAGAACCGTAAACTGCTCTAAAGTTAGAGTACCCGAAAGAGTATCTTTCTCTAGCTTTGTAGCGCATGTTACCTGTATCAAAGTCACCTTCCAACGCTGTTGACATTGGTGATCTTTCAAAATGCTTGAAGCCATCAGGACAATCAGTCTTGATGAAGAAAGCATCTGTATCGGTTAAGTAGTGGTTTACTACATAACCATCAGGAATCATACCTGTGTTTTTAATTGCGTTTACGTCGTTATCTGAAGTTCCTACTCGCCCTGGAGTTTGTAGTAATCTATCAGCAACAAATTGCAGTTGAGGTGGAACGATTAGTTTCATTCCTCTTAAAGCAATGTTAAGTCCACGATCATCTGTAAATGTACTAATGTTAATTAGTGCATCTTCAAGTGATGTTTCATTCAAGTCAGCCATAGTAGTTGCACGGTTAGCAAGTGATCCACCGCCACCTAAAGGGTGGTCAGTTGCAATCAATACTTTACCGTCACCACCAGCTATAGAGAACGCATTGTTCAATACTGCTGCTGCTTTGATTTGCTTAGTGTTAGCCATAGAACGTGCAAGAGCTTTAGTGTATCTAGCCCCTAAACGGTCATATAGGTTATCCTCTACTGCCTCTTCTGTTAAAGCAAAAGCAAGTGCTACAGTTTCGTGAGTGTAACGAGAAGTATAACCTTCGTTAGCGTTGTCAAATCTGACACCGCTTCCTTCAGCTTTTACTTCAGCATTACCAAAACCTGATATCAATACTTCTTCTTCAAACGCTCTGTCTGATGATTCAGTATCAAATATCTCAGCATGTTCTGCTTCGTACCTAGCATATTCCAACCCGAACAGGGCGTTCAAACCAGGCTCTAACTCTTTAGCGAGTTGACTTCTATTTATAGCCATTATTTATACCCCTGTTGCTTGTGTATATAGATGTTCGTTAATATATACGATTGCGTTTACATTAGCCGAACCAGTAGTACTGTTTGATGGATCAGTAGAGAATCCTACGATTCTAAACTGAGCAGTTGTAGCGGCCGTAGTTGCAGATAATTCTGCCGCTGACATACCAGTTTTGGTAGAGCCTGCGGTGTAAGAAAGTTCTGCGTTTAAGCCAACGTCTGTCTGTGCAAGTGAACCTGCACATTGGACTTCAAACAATGTATCTGGATCGTCTTCAACAAATGCTACAATATCAGATGATACAGTTGCTGTTGGATAGAAAGATGAGAAAACTACCTCACCTGAACTATTCGTGAACTTGCATCCTCTGAATATTCCCAATAAAGTTGTTGCTGCACCAGCTACTAGAATAGTACCTGTGTTCAGCATCTTTACTGGATCGCCCGAAAAGATATTTCCAGTTGCGCCAGAAGCAATTTCATATTCTGTGTTACCGCCATTTAAAGCAGCTCCACCTAATTTTCCTACTGCGCGAAACCCGAAAGGTGCATCTTTATTTGCCATGATGAATATCCTTTATTCAGTTTTTTAAGATATGGTGATATACGTTAATTACGATTACCACCGCCAAAAGTTACGCTTGATTTTCTCTCTGGTTTTAAAATCGGAGAGCTTGGGTCAGATTCTTTCATTAAATCATTGTCAACCGCTTCTTGTTGCGTTTGAGCGCGTCCTTGAAAGTAGGCATTTCTTTCATTTCGCGTTTCTAATGGAATCTTTGCCAGTAACAAACCTCCCACGGATACAACACCTGCATGCTTTCCATCGTCAAGCGTAGGAACTTCAAAGTCGCCAATTTCTTCGGCTCTAACAAGGTCGAAACCTTCTCTTAACCTAGAACTAACGTTCTTTTTATCTTCCTGTCCAACGATTTCGGCTCTTATCCACCTGTATTCGTAACCTTCAGGTGCAGGTGGCGCGTCCAACATTGATGGGAGTCGCCAGGGTTTGCGAGCAGTACTTTTAGCTCGAGTTTCGGCAGAACGTGAAGTTCTGTTATTTGTTGATGCTTTCGCATCTGTATTCGTATCTTTATTCATAATAATTTTTTACCTTCTGATATGTTTTGCATATTCTTTCAGAGGCACATTTAAACGCCTCGCCATTTCAACTTCACTCTTAGTAAGTTTTACTTGCTTCTTTCTACCAGAGCTTTCACTTCTGCCTGCTGGTGCGACTGTCTGTTGCACTTTAGGCTTTGTTGGAGTATCTGCTACTTCGTTGAACTTATGCGGAAACTCATTGCGAATACGTTTATCAAGCTCAGAATAGTACATAGGATCGCTTGCGTCAATTCCTTCCTCATTAGTTAATATATCGTGAATGGTAAATGCAGCAGTTGTCATTACTTTATCATCACCAAACCACTCATTTTTATTAGCCCATTCTTCGGCTTTAGGATCTACTTGTGGTTTAGGTTGTTGTTGATTAAGTTGTTGGTTTTGCGGTGCTTGTGGTACTGACTCTACTTGTATCTTACTTGTAGCCAACTTACTTTCTTCAATATTTATCTTATCAAGTATATCTTGCGCTTTGGTAACTTTGTCCCAATCTTGATCTTGATAAGCAGATTTAAGAACTGCGTTAGCCTGCGCTCGTTGAGATTTTAGCCTACTTTCTGCTTCCGTCTCATAATTGCTTTTTAACTGCGTACTACTTTTCTTGAGTTGATCATTTTCTGCTTGTAAATTTTTTGCATATTCATAAGCAGAATTTGCAGCCCTTTCTTGTTCTCTCATTTTTTTTGTGAGGGTAGCAATTCTTTTTTGCACGTTCTTAGAATAGTCTTCTAATTCGTCTTCATTCTTATCTTTTGCAGACTCTTCTGCCGATATGTCATCTATCGGTGCAGATTCTGCATTAGAATCTTGACTAACCTCTTCATCCAGTTCAACAACCTCGGTAGGCTCTTGTACTGATTCTTCGGTAGCTTCTACTTTTTCAGCATCTTGCATGATGTCTCCTTACAATTAGACACTAACAATATCGTCAGGGTCGTCTATAGTTGCGATAACTTCGTCATCGTTGATGATACGGCACTCTGCATCGTCGCCAAGTTTAAACCTAGCTCCTGCATATCTACCAATTAATACCCATTGTTTTTCTTTTGCCCAAGGGGTGTCGCCAAATTTATCTTTATCTGCATAGCAAAGTGGCCCACATTTAAGAACATAAGCAACAACAGTCGCTAAAGATTCTCTATCAATGGTTTCTTTTGCTAACATGATACCGCCTTTGGTGACGGCTTTACCTCTATATGGAAGAATTAGCATGCGCCAACCTGTAGGGTTTGGCATACGTTCTAATAGAGATTTATCTAGTAATGTAGGGTCTAGTACCCTTTCTTCTGGTTTAACGAAAGCATCGTCTACTGGCGATCCATTTCCGTCCCAACCAGGCTCTTCTTTTTTGTTTTCCTTCTCAATCTCTTTTGCGATATGGTCAGGTACTACTACTCCTGTCATCGTTTTCACCTATTCTTTTAAGCAATTCTCTTATTTCAAATTCTACGTCATCGAGAGAATTGTAACGACCACGTAGATAATGATACTCTTCAAAATCTTTTGTACCGTTTAAAATCAAACTTTGTAAATCTGATTTCTTTTCAGTAATTATTTTTAATAGGAGTGAGGCTAGTGCGTCATCCATTAGTAAACACCAGAAAACTTACCACCGAACTCGGCAGCACCCATACCTCTCGCTTTGCCTTTACCCATACCTGGCTTTGGAGTTGTATTTGCATCAAATGATTTTGCTTTCTTAGTAACTAAGTTTCCTTTGTTAGAATAAGATTGCTTACCATTTAATACAGTTGGTGTTTTCTGATCTTTAATTTCTGTTCTTTTTATCATAGTTATAGCTCTTTTAATCCAATATCAATTAATTTTAGTTCCTTTTGTTGATCAAGTCTATCTTTCGTAGTGTTATCTTTCATAATTGCTATATCACGCGATGTATCGATACGCTCTCTATCTATTTGATCTTGACGCGACTGCTCCATCGATCTAGCTCTTTCTTTTGCTTCAAATTGCTGTTGATCTTGATTCAATTGTTGACCTTTTAGCGCAAGTTCTTGTTTTCTAATAGTAACAAGTGGATCTTCATCGCCTGTCATACCTACTTGAGAAGAAAATTGTAACATCAGTTCAGTCATTATTGGTGAACTAAACTGAGCCAAAATATCATTTGATTGAGTCTTCATCTGTTGAGCTTCAGCAGGACTTGCTTGTTGCGCTTGTTGTTGTAACTGCTCGTACTGTTGTCTAGCTTCTGGTGGCATCTGTTGTAATGCAATCATATCGGCTTTCATTTGTATATGTTGCATGATGTGACTAATTATATTTGCTTGTACTTGAGCATTTGTTTGTACTGGTTGCAAATTCAATAAACTTGAATGTGCTGCAATGTGTGCATCGTGGTTTTGTTGTGGAAATGCTTGCGCCATACCACCCATCAATAAGGTGCTGTTTTCCATACCAGCCTCTACTGGCGATGGTTCTGATGGAGGAGGTGGCTGTAATAAGCTGTCTATATTGTCTACACCCAAAGATGCGTACATTCTTCTATAAGCTTCATAAACACCACCAGGGCCGTGAATTTCTGGATTAGATTGCACTAACTGCATCATTTCTTGAGCCATCACAATCCTTTGGCTTGTAGAGAATATGTCAGGGTTACTGACAGGGAAAATATCTACTTTGCCATCAAAATCAGACTGTTTTATCTCATTTATACCACCAGATACCTGATATGGATAAACAGGTGGCAAACTATCAGCCAAAATATCTGATAGTAATCCAAATTCTTTCTTTTGTGCGTTGTGTAAGCGTTTATGAATAGCACTCAATACTTTTGTAGACTTTTCCATAAGTGCAAGTGTTGTACCTACAGGTGCTTGAGAGTTACCTTCACCTACTGCAATCTCTGCAATAGAGGCAAACCTTTGACCTGACTGAACTAATAAGCCTAAGAGATTAAGTAATGTACCACTTGGCTCTTTGAATGGTAATGGCTGTATTGCTTCTCGTAATGACCCTGCTGGTGCATCTACATCTCTAAATTCACCAGGTTGTATAGGTTCATCTTCATTTCTGATGCGTATGCCTCTGGTTTTGAAGCCTGCTGGTAGGTTTGAAAGCGTTCCAGCATCAATTAACTGTCTCATAATTGAAGTTGATGCCTTAGATAACCCACCAATCATGTGAGTTAGACCGAATCCGTAAAATCCAAGTCCAGGTAAGAACTTGAAATGCACAAAATACTCTATTTTAGTGCGTAATGGGTCGTCTTCTCTGAAATTGCGCCTAATTGCGAGTATATTTTCGGTATTTGAGTCAATTGTGACGATATATGGCAGTTTTACGCCTGTTTCTTCACCGTCTTCGCCCATATCTTCAAAGCCTTCGAGGTCTAAATTGCAATGAACCTCATGTAAGACACACACTTCACCTGTATCGTATGATGGTTCTACGCCCTCTAGCTTTTCTTTTTC